ACATTCTTTGATTGTATTTTTTAACGTATCCATTTGGAGCGTTGCCAAGATGGAGTTTTCATCTATTTCCCCTTTTTTGGTTTCTTTGCAGTCTTTGCCGCTTGTTTAAATGCTTCAGCAGTAGGCGCGCCTTTAGAACCTACTTTTCGCATCTTTTCACCAGACCCTGCCTTGATACGAGCCTGTTTTGCATTGATGTTTGAGTACAAGCCAGTTTTCATTTCATCTTCTTCTTTGGCTTAGACATCCCTGCTTCACTCAAAGCAATGGCAACTGCTTGGCGAGGGTTCTTTACAACCTTGCCACCTTTACCAGAGTGCAGAGTTCCCTCTTTGTACTCCCCCATGACTTTCTTGACCTTTTTCTGTGATTTAGTCATCTTCATAGGGTTTCTCCTTAGTACATGATTTTGGCTGTGATCGTGCCAGTTACAAAAACAGTGCAGTTTGCTCGTAAATACTTAGGAGCATTTTGGACAGTAATAATGCCGTTAGCAGTCAGAGCAGTGCCAATGGTTGACCAGTTTGTACCATCAAGGCTACCTTGCAGTGCAACAGTAGCTGATGTAATTCCTGAAACTTGCAAAAATGCTGGTTGACCAGTATCGACTTGTACAGCTTTAGATTCTCCAGTTGCGACAACAGCATTTAGGAGTGTGATTGGTGCGGTTAAAGATGACATTATTTACCTCTTGAGGATTTCTTCATCATGTTGGTAGCAGTTCTGCCACCTCGCATAGGCATACCTTTGGGTTTTCCAATAGCAACCATGATGGTCACAGGAACACCCTTTTTCTTGCCGTATTCTTTTGCTTCTTTCTCCCCTTTTTCAGAGTAGGGAAACTTCTTTTTTCCAACCATCGGCATAGCGTTCTCCTTATTTAAAAACTCTGTCAGCCACAAAAGTAATCAATCCACCAACGGCAGACGCAACCATCATTCCACCCCAAAACCCACCTTTGCCTTTATTGGCAAGTTCTAAAAGGGCTTTTACATCAGAACTTAAGTTATGAACTTCTTTTTGGAGAGCCTCAACTTGAGCTTCTAGTTTGCCAAATTCTCTTGCGTCAACTTCAGACATTTGCTACCTTTCTTGGTCTACCCATACGCTTAATTGTGGGAATGACAGGCGCACGAAAGGCGGTATCTGTTCTAACTTCTGATTCTACAGATTCTATGGTTACTTCTGATTCATCAACTCTCACATAACCCTGATGACCCTTCATGGAATCAATGTCATGTTGGAGGGTAAAAGTCACGCAATTACCCGATTGAAGACAACGAAAAGTAGCCATAAAACCCCTTAAATAAGAAAGGGGGGACTAGCCCCCCTATCATTAAACTACAGCACGACCAATGATAAGTTGTAATGTAGTTGAAGCCAAATTAACATCGCCTGCTGTTGGGTTGTAGCTAACGATAGTCACAGTGTTAGCGGCTGAAACATAGGCTCGGCGAACCAAACCAGCTTCACTTACACCAACTGACATACCAAGAACCATGTCACCCAAAGCCACTCCTGCAACAGTTACTGTGTCTGTAGTTGTAGCAGTGGTAGCAATTAATGCCGTATCCAAAGTACAAGAAACATCCCAAGTGTCTGTAAACAAGCCACGAAATTGATCGTTTCCACGGCGGGAAACGACTGCTGTTGCTGCTGCCATTTTTGTTTCTCCTAATAGGTTAAAAAAGTCCCCCTACCTCTATTGCTAGAAGTAGGAGGGACAACTGCAATTAGCTAGGAACAACCAAAGCAAACATGGATGAGGACTTAGCCGCACCCACAGTAGCGGCACTACGCAAGGCGGCTACGCCATACAGAGTGTCACTTGTGAACAGTGTTGCAAGGTATTCTTGCTTGTACTGAACTTGTGAACGCACACCAACTTGCTCAACCAGAACCATAGAGTCCTTGTGACCCATCAAGCAGACACGAGCAATGGCAGAACCAGATGCAGGGAATGTTGATGTAGCAGAAGCTGAGTCAGCATTGCTAGAAGTGAACACAGGGATACCATACAGGTTGCCGATTTCACCATTCTGGATAGCGTTGCCATTACCGACAAATGCTTGTTCGGTGTAGCGAGCCAGACCCATCAAAGTGTTGCGGCTTGAGGGAGGAATCAGGAAGAAACGACCATCCATAGGAGTGTCGTTGTCATCCAAACGCTGAATGGTGCGGCGAATTGCGGCATCAGTCAGAGCAGACGCATTACCAGTGTTGGTGTTTGCGGTGTAGTCAAAAGCGGTTGTTCCGTCACCGCCAATAAAGGCAGAGCCGTACTGAGCACCAGTAGAACCACCATTAGCCAAACGACCCAACTGCACCAAGTCGGTATCAACTTGACGAGCCAAGGCGTAGCCAGCATCAGAAGTGTAGAACTGACGCATGGAGTTCAGAGCTTGTGCTTCCACGATGTCTTCGATCAAGCGGCTATATTCATAGTGCTTGTTGATAGACACTTGGACTTCAGACTCGGTAGCGGCAATCAAAGTGACTGCTGTCTCAGCGGCTTTGGCAGAAGCAGAACCACGAGTAGGTGCAGGAATGTGAACAGTGTCACCTTTCTTGCCCTTGAAGTTCATCTTCATAACCAAGTTGGCTAAAACAAGGTTCTTTTTATAAGCCGCAACGATTTCGTCTGACCAAATTTCAGGGATGAAATTCGCCGCTGTGGTGGTAGTAACTGAGTTACTAGGGGAAAATGATGTTGCCATTTGTGTACTCCAAAAAGATCAAAAGTTAGGGTTACTTAACTCTGCCTTCTGCGTATGCCGCCATGATTTCATCACTGAGGGCATCGTATCTTGCAGGGTCTTGCATCTTCAGCCGAATAAGGTCAGCCCTTCGGTAAACTCGTTTTCCAGACTCTCCAGTACCACCAACATCAACAGTTGCCGCCTTAAGGTTTGACTTGCGTTGGGTTTCCCCTGCTTCGCTAGTCTGTTTTGCCTTAATGCCCTTCAATTGCTTGTAGGTGCTCAACAATTCGTTAGCACTGTCGTAATCATATTCACCATCAGCCTTTGCATACAAGCTAATGCGAACAGGTGAAGATTTCACCCAATTCGCAAAGTCTTGGTCTTGAACAATCTGACCGAAATCAGGGTGTTCTTGCGCCAGCTTTTGCTGAATCTGCATCTTCTTGAAGTCTTGACTAGCTTGTCTAGCCGCAAGTACATCAGGATGATTGTCAACAGTCTTACGAACAGCCGCCTGTGGATTCTCGAAAAAATCTACTTCGGGTTCTTCCTCTTTAATAGGTTGAGCTTTGCCAGCAAGGTTTTGCTTAATGAGTTCATCTGCGAGCTTTCTAACCTCACCAACCTCTTGAGCTTGCTTACCAATGAGCTTTTCAGCCTCTTGGTGCATCTTGATAATGTCAGATAACTGTTTTCCCTTGTATTTTTCAGGGACATCATCTGACGATTGCTCAAGGATTGAGTCAAGTTTCTGACTCTCAACAATGTCTAACTCACTCTGCGACTCGTCTGGGTTATCAATCAACATATTTTTCCTTTTTCCTGCCACTTTTGGGTTCTAGGAGATCACAACGGCATAAATGCTTATGTTGTGGCTTTGCGCTCATGCGCCAATTTGTCTCGGTGTTTCTTGTCAAATTTCATCCATGAGGATGGAAAATGACCCGACCAACCTTCCAAGTTGACGCTTGGTGCGCTGATTGTGCGATTGGCTGAACCACCGCACTCACATTGAGTTTCCTGTGCCTCATAATCACAGTACCTCTCAATTCTGTGTCCACTTTCGCAGACAAATTCATACATTCTTTTCATTCAATTCCTCGTAGGCTCGTTCGCTGACCTCTCTCAAGGTTTTCAGCCAAGTCAAAATGGAAAGTTCTCCTTTGCGGAATTGCAAAGTCTTTTCATCAGGAATCACGCTTATATTATTGAGTGACTCTATCATATTGTCAATATCAATAATTAAATCCTTCCATCCATCCATCCCCATCATTTCAAATCGGCTGGAGTAATATTTGTCAAGTTCTGGGGTCATAAAATTCATCCAAGTAATCAGCTAGTTTTCTTAAGATTTCAGAATTATCTTTAGCATTTCCTAATGCCATATTACAATTTTGGCATATTAAACCACGCATTTCATTACTTTTATGACAATGATCAACAACTAATCTACTCATGTGACCATCACCAGCCTCTACTTCACATACTTTGCACTTACTTCCTTGTTTTGCAACCATTAAGTTATATTCATGTTGCGTAACGCCATAAGTTCTTCTGTAGTGGGAGTCTCTACCATAAACCTCATAATGGCATTTTCTACAATGTTTGTAATAGCCATCTTTGTAGCGGACATTTTTTAAAAATTCGCTAAATGGCTTTTTTTCATAGCATAACCCACAAGATTTTGTTGTAATTTCAACATCAGAAAACTCTAATTTAAAAGAGTCTTCTAAGGAATACTTTTGTAGTTCTGAAGTCATGGCATAGCCGCTTTGATCTCGTCAAGAGTGGTTGCCGCATCAATGGCTGTTTGCATGGTGGCGTACTTATCACGCACAACTTGCCTTGCCGCTTCTGCCGCTGTTGCTTCAGAGGGAATGGTTGCTTTAATGTCCAAAGGCGCAAACTCAATCGTTCGTGCTATGCGTCTAGCATCATGGGCAATGGTTTTGGCTTTGTCAATGTTGATGGTAATCACTCTGAATACTCCCATGCGTTGCGGAATGTGCGGTCTGATGGAATGTCAGCTACATCAACAATCTTGTAGGGCTTGCCAGTAGGAACATCCTTGGCGGCAATTTCCTCAATGGTTAATCCGCATTCAATGGTTGGAATGATGACTGCAACACCACCATCGTCTGTTGGGTAAATAATTCTTGAGTTCATGGTTTACTTTATCTAAATACTGTAATACAAATATGACTTGCGTCTGATGCCGCAACAATGTTTAACGCAGTTGATGTTCTAGTCACATCTGATGTTCCAATTGTGAATGCTGAGGTAGTAAATGCCGCACTCTTTAAACCAAAACCACCTGCATATCCACTGTTTGTTGCTGTGTAATTTGTATTTGCACTTGAACCTGATACACAATAATTAACATCAGGCATTGCTGTTGTTAAGTTAATTGTGTAATCGCCAGTTCCATTATCCGTAATGCTTGATACATTCCCACTGCCACGAATAGCTGGAGTACCTGTTCCATTAAAGTTAATCCAAGCACGACACATATAGATTGGTGCAGTACCAGACACAGTAGCAACTTGTGCAGAGTTAATGGTTGGTGTTGTCAGTGTTGGGGATGTTCCTAATACAACTGCACCTGAACCAGTAGAAGTTGTAACACCTGTACCACCATTAGCAACTGGTAAAGCAGTACCTGATAATCCAATTGCTAATGTTCCACTTGTTGTAATTGGTGAACCTGAAATAGACAAAAATGATGGCACTGTTGCCGCAACACTTGTAACTGTTCCTGTCGAAGTTGAGGCAATTGAAATTGAACCATTACCATTTGTAATAGCTATTCCTGTCCCTGCAGTTAATGTTGCTTTTGTAAGAGTGTTTCCAGTTGTGTTGCCAATGAGAAGTTGTCCATCTGTATAACTTGTTTGACCAGTACCACCAGAACTAACAGCTAAAGTAGCAGATAAAGATGCGGCACTACCAGTAGTATTTTGATTCAGAGTAGGAATATCAGCCGCAACAATTGCTCTGAATGTTGGTACACCAGCAGACCCATTAGGTGCGGCTAAGACATAGTTTGCAGTCTTAGATGCGTAAGGGTTCTGAGTGTCACCATAATTTGCCGCCAAACTGATTGTTGGAGTTGTTCCACCAGTAGACGCAACAGGGGATGTAACGCCAACAGAAGTAACACCTGTATTGGAAATAGTCACATTACCAGTAGCACCTGAAACAGAGATGCCAGTACCAGCAATGGCTGATAACACGCCTGAGTTGGCAATGGTGATTGAACCAGCACCCTCAGTAATGGTTATACCTGTGCCATCAGTTAGTGTGTTCTTTTCCCAAAGATTTGTAGTGTCGTTATAGATTAAGACTTGACCATCAGTAGCATTCTGAGCAGACACATTGTGCAACTCATCCATCTCATAGCCGTTTTGTATACGAACATACAAACGACCATTGCCGCTGTTGGCTCTTTCAACCACGCCAATATAAACAAGGTGGTTAGGTGCGTAAGGCTTGGTTGCAGTTAATGTTCCTGCTGTTGCACCAAGATACAAAGTATCTCCTGCCGTATACGCTCCAAGGTTCAACCCATCTTGAACACCTTGGCAAAGAACCAAACCAGCTTGTCCAGCGGCAATGTCCTCAGCACAAACACCAAGCGTCTTAGCTGATGTTGCGTCACCAGTGTTGTATGCCAACTTAACAGATACCCGATCACCCTGTGCCGAATACATATAGACAGGCTGACCTTTGTTGATCGTTATAGCTTCATCATTAGTGACATAAGCATACAAAGTCTGACCAATATCAGCGGCAATGTTAGTTGTCAAACCAACAGTCAAAGTCTTTTGAGTGTCATCCCAATACAACTTACCAACAGAATTTGTATTTGTTGCGGTGGTATCAAACTGCACAAAATCAGGTGATGAAATGCCACCTGTGATGCCTGTCATTGAGGTGATGTTGTCGTTTGCGCCAGCAATAGCCCAACTTTGGTCAATCTTTTGCCAAGTTGAACCATTGAAAATCAACCAATCCCCTGCTTGCCAATCAGTGATGCCGTTCAGGTTTGTAGTTCCAGCAACAGAGACTACATAGTAATAGCCATTCGTGCCAGTGCTACTTGCAAGCGTAGGAGTGTTGGTAGATGCGTTCCAAGTGCCTTGATAACTTAATCCACCAGCAACTGATGCCCATGAAGTGCTTGTGCCATTGGTGGTTAAAAACTTTCCTGCATTTCCTGTCTGACTAGGAATCAGGTTATCAATTTGAGTCTGAAGTGAGGCTAGAGTATCAAGAACAGACTGAGAAGTGCCGCCACCATTAGTAATGACTTTGATGCGTTCTGCAAGGTCAGGAGCAACAACTTCACCAACATTGAGTTCAATACCAGAAGACAATGCAATGATAAGACTACCATCAAAATCAATCCGAGCAGAGGTAACAGAAACACCATCAACACCATCCACTCCATCACGCCCATCTCTACCAGCGTCACCCTTATCACCCTTTGAGCCATCTCGACCTGCTTTTCCATCTTTGCCATCCCTTCCATCTTTGCCGTTGATACCATCACGACCATCTTTGATAGAAGCAACACGCTTTTCAATGGCATTGCCTACATCGTCATAGCGAGAACGAATGTCAGCTTCAATCTTCTTCAGGGCTTGAACAACTAAGTCAACATTCTCACCAATCTTCTTCTTTTGCACTTCTTTGGCTTGAAGAACTGACTGACGCACTGAATCCAAAACAGCCATCTGCTGTTCAGGAGTCATATTCTTGAGAATTAACTCTTTGGCAAGTTTTTCTACATCCATTATTCAGTACCAGTTTGTGCAGAACTCAATTGCTTGGTCAATTGGTTGAGGAAATCTTCTTCCATGCCTGAAATCTTGTTGTTTTTCTCTGCCATTTGCAGTTCAACAATCTTAGACTTGTTTTTGATGTCTGCTTCTTTCAACATCAATTCGGCAATCTTAACTCGCTTGTCGAACTCTTTGGAGGCTTGGTCATCCTGATTAGGAAGATTCTTTGTCATTGCCGCCATGTTCTTTGTCTGAACTTCTTGAGGCATTAACTGTGTTTCAACCATCAATTTCTGTGCTTCAGCCCGATTTTGCTCTGCCGCTGTAGTGTTTACAGCAATTTGAGCCTGTGCCGCTTGGATAGCCAACTGCTGTTGAGCCTGTTGCATCTGTTGTTGCTCAGGATTGGGTTGCATCATCTCATCCAACTTGGCAATCAACTCCATTCGGTTGCTCAAACTAGAGTTTGCAACGATACCCTTGAGGATAATCGGCAAAACAGGAGTCTCAGCACCCAAAGTCTGCAACAAACCAATGAATTGCTGTTGCTCATACTCACGAGCAATGATGCCAAGGGTGGCAGTAGGCACAAAATTCATATCCACAGAGGGATAACGCTCTGGGTCAAACTGCATATAGCGGAAAGCCGCCTTTTTGATGAATGGAATCAAGAAATCTTCTTGGAAATTCACCAAAGTACGCTTGTATTTCTTGATGATCGAGGCTACTGCCATCGACATACCACCACCATCACGAGCAGATTGGCTGACCATGCCCTGAGAATCCAATGTTCCAGTGGCTTGGAGCAACATACGCTCAAATTCTTTGGCAGTGGCTAGGTTGTTGGGGTCAGTTTGACCAAACTTAAATGGGTAAAGAATCTCGCTTGGTGCGCCATTTGTAAGAATAGCTTTTCCGGGCTTTACCTCAAACTTCATGCCCCTTGGAAGACGAGTTGCATCCATCGCAATCATGGGGGAAGTGCTTAATGCGAGTGAATCTAAGTGACTGCGAGTCTGTGCATCAATGGCTTTTTGCATATTGAATGCTTTTTCCACTGTGCCACGACCCAACAAACGATTAGGAATCGTATCGTCTTGGTAACTCAATACAGGACGATCTTTCATCATGTATGGGTTTTCTTCAGCTTTGAGCAACAAGCCATCATTGGCAATCACAACAATGGCTTCAACCATGTCGGTGTAGTCTTCAGCCGCTGAGTTCTCAGGGAACAAGTCAACGATGTCTTTATTTTCTGCCAAGTTGTTCAGGTACTCACGAGGCACAAGACCATAGTAGGTCAGCAACAGTACTTTTTCATCCTGATACTGGCTCACCTCTTGGGTAGGCTCAAGATCGGTGTCTTCATAGGTAGGGGTGATGTCGACCTTGCGGTAGATGCCTTTTTCAATGCCAGCAACAATCTTGTGTATTGAGACATACTTCTCAATAGCAACACCCATACAGTCATCAATGGATGTGCCGTTAGGGTCAAACAGGAAGTTCTTAGGGTTGATCGGCATGATTTTCACGCCAATCCTGTCTCGCTCAATCACACCAATTGCGGCTTGACCTTGCATATTGGGAATTGCTTGAGTAGCAGGGATAAACTCTTTTTCGGTCTTGACGATAATCTCGCCAATGCCTGTCCCATAGATTTCAGCCATCAACTCGATCTGGTCGATAGCTTTTCTGATTTTGTCCTTCTTAAAGTCTTCAGTCAGTTGAGCCTTAATCAACTCAACATCAATGGGGTTACCGTTTATATCTTGGATATTGTCTTCAATGTCAAAGAACTCACCTTGACCAAAGATTGCTTCCATGATCTCAGCGTGACGAGTCTCAACTGCTTGCTGAGTGGCAGGAGTAACGATACGGCTACGCTCTGACTCACGAGTCTTGTCTTCTACAGCCCATTGACCACGAAAGATGCGCTCATACTCAAGCCAATCAGGGAGGAAGTTGGTGTCCCTGTAGTCACGCCACTTGGTGCAATGGTCAGTAACAAATGCTGTCAGTTCTTTATCAGCCTCAGTTGGCTCATAATATTCGTTCTGTTCAAGTTTGACTTCTTTATCTGTTGCCATTTAATGCCCTCATATACCGCTAATGATGTCGATTGGTTGCCACTCGTCTTCATCATCTGCCTCAAAGTATGAGGTTATAGATAACTGATCTATATAACTTAACGCATCAGGAAGATCATCGTGTACCCCTTGGGATGGGTACATCAGCAACTGGTCAACGAACTCCGACCAATCCTCATCCTTGTTAAGCACGATTCTGCCATGCTCAAAGCGTCCTTGCAATGCCCAAATGATTCGATCTGACTTCTTGCGATTCCCATGCGTCAAATCCACAATATGAGCGTACACATTGGATTTTCGCATTAAATCAGACAAATAGGGAAGTACCGCATTTTTTAATGCCCCACGCTCAATCCCGATGGATATTGGCTTGTAGTCCCTGATCGCCAGCAAGATGTTGGCGGCAGTAGTCCTGATGTCCCACCGCCCATACTCAATCTTCTCAACATACCACTTGCCATCATCAGTCACCTTCACCACCGCAATGGCACTCTGGTCTAGACGCTTCTTAGAGTTGGCGGCTTGCTTTGCCACCTCCTCAAACCCCGCCAAGTCAACCGCTATGAAATAGCTACCAATATCAGGGATTTCCCCATACTTCAGCCACTCCTCCTTGAAGACATCACTCCCCGCATTGTCGAAACTGGCTAGGTATTCTTGTTTGAACGCAAAGGAACTCAAGGTTTTCTTGGCAGATTCAATCTCTGTAGGGTCAATAAGTGGGTTATCTTTAGTGGTGAAATGCCAACTTTTCCAATCAGGGTCTTCGCCTTCTTGCCCCAAGTTGTACAGGTCATAGAACCAGTTTCGACCCTTGGGTGTCCCAATGAACATCGCTCTGCCACGCTTGTCTGAGAGTGAAGCACGAATGACCTGTTCCCAAGTCTCAGGCTTAATGTCGGCAACCTCGTCCAGAACTGCATAAGTCAAAGACACACCTCGCAAGGTGTCGGGTCTGTCTGACCCCCTGATGTATATCTTTGCACCGTTAATCAAAGTCACTTCCATGTTGTTCACATGGCTACTGGTGATGATCTCCCTGCCAATGTCAAGCAAAACATCCCAAATAATCTGTCTCGCCTGACCTTGGGTAGGTGCGACATAAAGCACAGCACTGCCAGAGGGACAGCTTAAACCTTCAATCAGTAGCGTAGTGACTGCTAACCTAGACTTACCACATCTACGCCCCGCCACCACAACCTTGAACCTCGTCTTGTCGGCATACACATCCTGTTGCCAAGGCAATAGCGCAAAGTTCAGGTCAGCCATTCTTAGCCTCTATGTCTTGAATGTCATCTGGCTCAATTGTCGTTGGTGAGACTACTGGTGCGCCTATGCCAGTGATATTGATGGTGACTGCACTCCTCTGGCTCTTATCCTTTTCAAACATGGAAACAGGTAGTGTGCGGTCTACGCACATCTTGATAGCCGCCATTTGAGCAGGATGGTTGTCGTTTAACGCAATGGAAATCATCTTCTCGACAACATCCTTACCGCTAGACTTGATAAGCATATCCTTCAAGTCTTTGATTCTCTGGCTGTCAGTCTTGGGCAACGCTAAGTCAGGATTCCTTGCGTACTCCTGTATCTGACGCTTTAAGCCATAGATGCCCTTGGGTCTGCCAGCTTTCTTCTTGTCTAGCTGTGGCTGTGGGCTTTCATCTTGGATGCTGTCAATCTGTTCTATTTTCACGATTGTCCTTGTCTTTGTGGGCGTGATAGGTGGGGACTATAGCAAATTGTGGCTTGATATGCTAGATTTATCAGCGTTGGTGGAAACGGTTTAGCTCCGTTGGGTTTCTTTCGTTGTTGAATTGCGCCCAGACCCTGCTTCATGGGAGCCACCAACTCCTTTTTTTTCGTAGCGGATAGTGGACTCTTCGCCTTTTTTTTCCATTTTCACTTTTTCGGTGGGTCGGATGCCCCCACAACTTCGACCGACCGACCGACCCCCCTCCCCCCCCCTGCAAAAATTTGAGAACTTTTTTCTGTGGACAACTCCATTTGCAGAGGTGCGCCTGTAAGTGCTTGATTTTCCTAGACATTTTCTGTA